GGTTAGGCTCCAACCTATAGTTCTGTAGGTTCATTTGCCCACCTTTAGACTGTTCGCCTGCACACCATTGAAAGGCATCGTCAGGAAGCCCAGCGCAGCACTCATCGCAGTTTTATTCATCTTACTTGTCCTAACTAGGGTCAACGCCCGTAATCGTCTTACTGCTATCACTACTGCTTACAGTTGCTGACCACGCAGTACTTGTATCGTCTTCTTTGTATACAGTCATCTCATTATTGATGACTGTTGTCTTATTGCGCAAACCACGCAAAGCACTACGTACTGTACGCTCGTTGATAGACCCTGCACTTGAACCACTACCTATATCTCTAGCAAGTAGTTCATCCGCAAGAACATTAGATTGAAGCCTCTGACCAGTAGTGCCAGCAGTTGTATGATATGACAACGGTTCATCCCATATTGTTATCGGTAACTGATTGACAGCAGTCTCTGTAGCAATACTTGCAACAGCAGCATCATTGACTACACCACCCATTCCGGTTACATAAGTTGGGTCAGCATCCCAGACAGCCGAGGCAGTCTGCGCTGCCGTCAAGCCACCAGAGGAAAGCTTGACCGTCATCACCGCACCGTTAGTACCAGATGCACCACGTACAACTATAGTGACATCGTCAGCACCAGCCGCAAGCGCAGCATCAGGCAAGTCAAGGCGATACACGCCCGGCATGTTGGTTGCGTCAACCTCGGCAAATCCACCAGATGTCCACGCCTGACCGATTGTACGGGCTACCAGCGTGATAGATACAGATGCTGTGCGTGTTCGGTTGTAGCGAGCTGAGAGACCAGATGTGGAGGCTGTGAGGCCTGTAGCACCGAGGTACAGTTCGATGCTTTGGGATGTGCTGCCGGGAGCGATTGTGATGGTGGAGGCGTTGCGCTCGGTTGGTTGATAGATACCAGCACCGGTCAAAGTTTGAGACTTCACTGGCCCGACAGTCATCGGTGTTCCGTAAGTTGCACCGTAAAAGTCTGTGGCTGGTGCGTTTGTGGTCGTGCCATAGCCTATCAACTGATTGAAGACTGTTGACGGAGGCGAAAGCATAGGCATCGTCTGCGTCCCGGTGATAGTCATGTAGTCACCGTAATTCAAGAGATTTGAGGTCACTACGCTGTTGCTACCTGCTGCAACATTTGAACGGGCGGAAAGATTTAGAACATTGTAGTCTTCAACAAAGTTGCCACCCGCACTACCTGTAAGAGTACCAATGTTAATAATACTGTTTTGATAAGTTGCACCAGCGACAACCGTACCAGTTACCGCAATTGATGATGTATTACAGTTTGTAAAAATTAAGCCACTAGCATTGTTCATAGCAAACGTGCTGGCAGCCTGTATGTATGTATTCTCAAACCGTATTGTTGACGTGTATGGAGTAGAGTGATTTGCACAGCTAATTTCTATATTTCTATTGGCCAACCAAAAAAAAGCACAGTTTCTCACCGTCAAGTTAGCATTCGTATTTGCGCTAAATGTCCAGCCAGCAGATGAACCAGAAACCGAACTGTAACCACTGACAAAACATTTATCAAATGTCAAATTATGTGAGGTCACTGAACTTATGCCGCCAATGACTAAGTTTGCAAATGAAAAATTGTTTTTGCTAACCATTATCAAACCAGCGGAGCCACTAAATGTACTCCTATCGTTAGTCTGGTTTGTAATGTAAATCGGGCCAGCAGGAATTGCACCACCAAATTGTGCGGATGATGGGTCACCAATGACAGAGACAACGCTGGATGGAGATATGCCAACGGTCACACCCGTATATCGCCCCGGTGCGATGTAGATAACATCACCACCGACAACACCGCTCGCTGTACCAGTACCACCAAGAGCATGAGCAACTGTAGCCCAAGCAGACCCTGTGCCTGAGCCAGTACCAGCGTTACTGTTCGAACCGTCTGTCCTTACATAATAAGTAGCCATTACTCAGCAGTCCCTGCGACAATCTCGCCAGCGATAATAAATGCAAACTGGTTGACGTACAACAGTTGAAAATCATTATCCTGTTGCACCCACCATTGATTGAGCGATGTTCCATCAGGGCCGAATGATGCCAACACTTGATTGTTGTTGTCGGTGATGTCCCCGTACAAAATCCAATCAGTGCCATCAGCGGTACGCTCCGCTCGGTAGTTCATAAGGTTTACTGGTGTCATTTACCCACCTTCAGGCTGTTCGCCTCAACACCCTTAAAAGGCATCGTCAAAAAAGCCAACACACTCATCGCAGCAGTGACACCAGCCGCTACAGCCTTGCTTCCGTACAGTGCCATCACTTCTTCACCTTCCTTGCATCAATAGCAAGCATGACCACATCACGTACCTTTTCAAGGTCGGAGGTAGACAGGAAGTCTAGGTTCTCAATAATCTGGTTGACCAACAACATCTCACCAAAAGGAATCTTTACCTCAGGCACGTTAGCGTTCTTCTTTAGAAACTTACTTAGCCAACTCATAACATTTCCTCCTTAGATGCTCTCTTGATAACCATATCACTAGGTGTATTCTCTCGTATCTGTTGTAACACAACATCCCTTTGAGAGACTAACTGAAACGCTTTAGCATCAGAGTCCTGACGCACAAAGAAGGCTATTACCGCTGTAATCAGTGCGGGTATCCCCGCACGTATACCTTCAACTCCACAAAGCGTAAGTACCTTCATAACATAACCAAATGTGGCGGTGTCTGGTATGTGCCTTGCTTCCCACTCCATATTGAAAGCGGGACCAGCACTAGCCATAAAAGCACCAAGTGCAATCCATACCAAACGACCCCACGCTATGCTCATCGTACTGTTTTAGTCTTCTCTTCCAGGACTCTCAGTCGTTCCTTGACGCTCTGAAGTTCTTTATCCAATCGTACAATCTCTACCCGCATATCCTGAATACTGCCCTTAAGGTCTTTATACTGCGTCTCACTCTGAGTAGTAAGGTTAGCGAGCATAATCTCAAGCTTGTCTACCTTACGAACAAACGTAAATGATGCACCCAAGAAGGATGAAATAGCACCTAGAAATACAGTCAGTAAGACTATACCAATATCCTTAATTTCCATCAGAACCACCTGTTACGGGAGGGATTGCAAATGGAGAACCCGGCATACGCAAGAATGTATCAAGTTGAGACCACAACCTCATACGAGTCTCGTTGTACCAATTTCCCCAGAAGGCACGTTGAGCAACAGATGGGTCATCTGTATTCTTCAATGCCAACTTGTAGGCAGCGTAACTAGCCCACATCTTCAACTGCAAGTCATCAGGAATAACCGTAACAGATGTAGCACCAATATCATCTAGTGTGCCACAACCATAAACAGTAAACGTAGTGGATGCTGATGGAGCAGGATAAATCCTTATCTGGTAATCACCAGAACGATACCAATACTTAGGCGTACCAACTGCTGTAGTCTCGAACGTGGGGTCATATGCCCTTAGGGTAGGTTCACTACAGTGGACTAGGTTTGTAAGACCAGATTGGACAGTGAGAGGAAACCACATACTACTAGCGTCGTTCACCGTTGAAGCGTCAGTAGGCACGTAGGCTGGGTCTAGGCTAATGCTAGATAGGTTGATAATAGGATTGGACTGAGTAACGGTTCCTTTTGCTGGAACGTATATACAAGTCCTACACGTTTCTTTAATGGCTTCGTTTAGATAAGCCTCAATCGTTTGACTGGTCGAAGTCGATACATTACCTGAACCATCGCCAACTTCACCTACTGAGGAATCAGTTGCTTCGTTCAAGAGGCGAATAACCTCTGATGTAAGTGTAGTCAGGGTTGCCATTAAACTGTCCTTCGACCATAGATAGCAGAGTTGGATTCAACCATACCTAGTCTATCTAAGTATTCTGCCTTGTATATAGCAAGTACTTGATTATCCTTCATCTGCATAGCACGAGCGTAAAGGACACCATAAACAAGACAGTCATGCGCTGAATCTGGTAATGGACACTCTTGGTCATCTGCCAGAGGTACTGCATTACCGTTCGTATCGTACTGCCATATCATTCCAGGTTGACAGTAACCTTCAATCATCACGCCGTTTGTAACACTAGAGATTGGCGTAGGAAGGAACCTAAGCCTATTTGTTGCATAAAGTATGCAAGCGTCAATGACAGCGTCACCTTGAGTCCTGTAGCGGTCTACTTGCCTGTCAGCAAAGTCTAACAACCGTAGCCGTCGGTACTCGTTGTCTTCCCACTTGAATACTCCCCTAATACGATACATATCAGGGGAGCAGTATTCGTCTACATTCTCTTCTAAGTCTAGGTAACGTCTGCCAAACAAACAGTCTGTTTTACGGGCTATCTGATTGGCAGATTCCAACACTAGGTATTCAAGTCCAAATGGGTCAAGGTCTTGCTTGCTACCAAAATGGTGCAAACCTATCATCCTGACCTTTTGTTTGATTTCACCTAATGTCATCTTGTTACCTTAGTCTAATTAGAGACCAACTGAGCCGTCACGTCCGTTGACGAGTGCAGCCATTGCAACAGCAATAGTTCCAGTGTCAGTGGTCGTAGCCGACGTAAGAGTTGTGAACTGCAACTGCCAGTATGGCTTTGCAGACATAACAGGAATATATGTAACATATGTTCCCGCAGTCTTATTCACAACTACAGCTGGAGAAATGTCAGCAGGACTACTACTGAGGTTTCCAGCAGTAGCAACCGTACTAGCATCAGAACCAACGACCTTAAATACAGCAGTACCAATATTGGTAAGCGTACCAGCAGTTGTATAAACAACCTTTACGAACAGGTCTTGATTTTGTCCATTGAGTCCAGGGAGTACACCTGCACCACTTGCAGCGGTATCTGCCTGAGAAGCAAAGTCTGCTGCTGCAGCAAGAATCATGTTAGGGCTAGAGAATACATCCGAAGCACCATAAACCTGAGTCGTTCCAGCATAGCCTGTCATAGTGATAGTTGTTGCCAACTTATCAGTGGAAGCATCTTGCTTAAGTTTTGCTGAAGCATAACTTGCAACTGTTGTAAATTTGAAGGAAGCCTTCTTATCACGTGCCATTTCTTTTCTTCCTTTCTATTATGCGACTCGGCAATACAAGCGACCAACGGCTCGGTTGTGTGGAATCCACAAACCAATACCCCAGTCGAATACGACGTTGTGCATAATGCCATTTTCCTTGGAAAGACCAAGGTAGGTTGGCTTGAATGGTCCACTCTGCCATCCCTGCGTATATCCAGTTCCATAACGAACTGCATAGATGGAGGAAGCAACGGAACCAGTAATACCAGACGCTGTCTGAGCATCGGAGATTACGCTCGTAGTACCGTCAGCCTTACGACCAACTGTACGGACAGTTGCATTCTTGTACTTCTCAACTGGGCGGTCGAACGAGTCACGAGTGACATCGAATCCAGCCCCAATTCCCATAGTACGGATTGCAAACTCAACAGAACGTTTTGCCTTCTCAGACATATACAAGACAACACCATCTCCATCTGGGGAGTTCATGTTGTCAAGCAACTGCTGGAGATAAGCAAAGAATGCATTAGCGGTAGCACTTGTCGTATTAGCCGAAATGTCAATACGTGCTGCATCAGGAGCAATCAACGACATTTCCGATGGGATATCGAAGTCGTTGAAGTTGTCCATACGGTAAGCAAGTCCAGGGAAACAATCAATATTGCCCGTAAGCGGATTGTTGTTAATGAACTTGTCATTGAAATCATAGGCAAAACCTTCGAGGAAGATTTGAACCTGAGCTTCAATCGGGTCGATAATGTTCGTTGGCTGGTCCAACAAGACGTGGTCTACAAGAATCTTGTTACGAACAAGGTACATCTGCTCTTCGTAAGACTTTGGTCGTCCCTTAACCGCAACTGGTTCAGAGTTAACACCCGTCCAGTTTGGCGAAGGAATACCTGAGTTCAGGTAACGAACACCAATCTGCTTGAGCGATGGGGAGGTATAGAGAGGAATATCCTTAAGGGCATTCCACGTCTGGTGAAGAGATTTTGTGATTTCCTTGACGAGAGGGTCGTTGCTAATAGCTGCTTGGTCCGCAAGCGTCAAGGCTCCGTTAAAGTCAATAGCCATTTACTTAGCCTTTCCTACATTGTTTTGTTTCGGTTGATGCCCATCAATTCTGATAGACCCATCCGACGGGGTGATTGTTGTGTGCCACCAACCACTGGAGCTGCTGAACCTGCTTGAGATTGTGGAGTCGGAGTACGCTGACCCTGAACAACCTGTTTGGTGAGTTCTGGCACTAGTGATTGTTGAAGACTCTGGATTTGGTCGTGGACCATCCGTACTGCGTCTGATGGCTTAATGCCAGCATTCACAAGACTGTCCACCATATGGTTTGCCTTCTGTGCCAACGGGTACATCTGGACTGCTTGTTCTCGTTCTCGCTGAACCATAAACTGACTGACTTCAGCCATAGCCTGTTCGTAGCGGAACTTCTGAAGTTCAGCATCAAGCTGTAGTTGAGCAGTAGCCGGGTCTATTAAGTCTTGAGATTCAAGTTCACGATAACGCTGTTTAATAGACTCTTCTTGAGCCTGAACCTGTTGCTGTTGAATAGCCTTCTGTAAGTCAGCAGCTGATTGGAATCCCTGCTGTTCAAACTGACTAATAACATCAGCCCACTTGTCCAAGCGTTCCGAATAAGACTTAGCCTTATCGTTTACTTCCCTAAACCTATCGTATGGGATAGGACCAGGTTCCTTAGTATCGCTGACTGGCTGTGACAGATAACCGAAGTCATCGTCATTTGTGGATTGCTCCACTGGGACCGTAGCACTATCGTTAACGCCTGTTGTGCTTACAGTATCGTAGTCGGCGGCTCCACGAACTGCGTCCAAAATGGCGTTACCAACGCCGTAACCGTCTGACGCACCTGTTGATGACTCAGGTGTAGGTATCATCATCTCGTCTGACAAATGTATCGTACTCCTTATTTACGTTCTTGCCAACTATCCGTTGGCACTTGGAATAATTTGATTCTTAAGTTTTTCCTTTGAGATATCAACTATTCCCTTTGCAGCATCGTTCTCCTGTGTAAGGCGTGAACGCTCCCGCATCTTAAGAAGGTCAGCCTCAGTCTTAGCAGCGACTTGTGCCTGAATCTTCTGTATATCCAACTGAGAAAGCATCTGAGCCTCCTCAGGGTCAAACCGTTTGACAGAGTCAGCAGCAACCTGTTGTTGCTCCATCATCTGTTGTTGCATCATAAGAGCCTGTTGAGCCATACCCTCTTCTTGCTCATTCAGGTGCTGAATAATCTTAGATGTCTCAGGTATGTTGAGCATACCGATAACAAGCTTGTTTGTTGATGGGTCACCAGGGTCACCAAACAATCCCATCTGACGCATAGCCAAAACCTTCTGTAGTTTCTGGTCAGGGCTATCTTCCATACTGGACCCCGGTACGTAGACAATGCGATACTGACCACCATTACGAATATGGTCAAAGGTAATGACACCCTGCTCAATATTCTCGTAAGGATTGGATTCTTGGTCAACATTACCAATGAATGGAGCAACACCAAACTGCTCTACAAGAGCAATCTCCCACTCTTTAATCTTGGCAGCTGATATCTCAATATCTGCACGTACATAAGAATGCTGTGTGTTATCAGCACGTTGAAGGAGTTGGACAGCCTCAGCAGGTGTACCAGCAGGTGCTTGACCTTGCGATACATCATGCAATCCAGCAATATCCATCATGTCCTTCTCGATGTACTGGAGCATAGGGAATAGGTCACCGCCAATACCCGGCGCACGAGATACGACTGGAGGCGCAGAACCTGGGTTGTAGTAAATCTTCTTGTACGTCCTACTCTCGTCGTAGTAGTCATCACCCTTATGGTTGAACGCATCAGCACCTACATTTGATAGACGCTGAACCATAACGTAATCACGCTGTTGCTCAAACTGTTCAAGCATACGTGAGTACACCCGGTTATACGTCTGCTGTAGTGAACACAAGTCAAACCCTAGAGAGTGTCCATAAGGAGTACCTGAACGAGGTTGCCAACGTAGTGGGATGAATGGAAACTCATCCTTCTTCTTGTACAACCAAGGACCAGCATGAAGCAGTACTGAGTTAGTGCTAACTATGTATCGCCCTGATGGATACTGTTGTGACGGTTTTTCCCAGTACTCATATACAATTGCTGCACGTTTTTTAGAGTCACTCTGTGCAAGTCGTGCTGTACTAGGTGGAACCCATCCGTTACCGGAACCATTACCACCCTCAAGATATGAGTCAATATAGGAAGCGTTATTACCTGTCAACGCATCAGGGTTTACCAACTTGCCAATATCTCCGTAGTTATCTACAAACCAAGAGAGTGGTTTAGCGGATGCGTGAATCAACCAACGAACGTCAGCATCACGCTTTGCTGTTGGGTCTAGGAATACATCAAAGGCTGGAAGAATCTCTTCCTTGACATCACCAATCGTAATGTTCTCATACCCTGTAATCTCACCTGTCTCAGGAGAGAAGTAAGGCATGACCTGTTCACCCTTAGCATCCCAGTAAATCTTCAAGTAGGAAGTACCGCAGACACAAGCCCACCGAACACGTTCCTTCAACTGAGTTTCACGACTAAACTTACGGTTGTAGTGACCACAAATGTGGTTTGCCTCATCCGAGGCAAGTAAGTCTCTTTGAGTGTGAGATAGCGGTACTGCTCGTGCATCAGGACCAACTTGCGTCAACTTACCTACAACACCATCAATCAAAGGGCGCATCTTATTGACTGTGATGTAACGGTTAGGCTCATCCTTATTCTGCAACTGAATAAGGTTACGAGTCTGGCTTGAGATACGGAACCACTGCCGTCCTTCAAAGAAGGCAATAGCCATAGCCCACTCAAGTTCCATTTCCTGTCTTGCTCGATAAGCAATGTCAAACTGACCTTTGACGAACTTGATTACTTCAAGCTTCTCTTCGCTTGGTGCTTCAGGTAATACCTTCCACTCATTGGAGTTGTGGTCAATAGTCAGGTTATTGTTATTGATAGTCTCATCATTCTTGAGTTCCGCTGCTCCAGGAATACCTTGAACCATACGTTTCTCAAACGCCATAACCTTAGGTTCTGACTCATCCTGCATCTTCTGCTCTGCAAAAGAGACAAGCCCGGACATAACGTCCATCCCTACAGTATTCTTATTCCTTTTGCGTTGCAGTGGAAGCCTCATCAGATGTACCAATCCTTATCGTCCTGTTGTTTTTTAACAGGGATATTCCGACGTATACAGTGCAATTCATACGCAGTATACACACACGCACAACTCACTATAAGTGCAAGTGTACCAAAGTAAATGTTCATAGGTTTCACAAGTAGTCTTTTCTTCCGTAACCATCATCTGCCCATAAAGGCTTCCACGTCTGCATATCTGTAGTCTCAGGACATTTCACCGGATACTCACGCCACATCAAGCCATACCTAAAGGAGTCAATTGCGTGGTCACTACGAGTACCACCATCAATATCTTCAGGGTCTTTAGGGTCAGCCATAGTGTTATTCAACTCACGTATTAGGTTAGGGCAAGCATCACGCACAATACGTAACTTAGGCTTCATCTTGTCACCATCTACTCTAGTGGCAATCAACCATTCCTTTACCCTACGCCATCCCGCTTTACGGTCTTTGACTGCCCTTACACAAGGCAATCCCTTCTTCCACCAAATCTCAACAGGATACTCACCAATACGCTGTGCAGGATTCTCAGGAGGGAATGTATTAGCCCAGTCAAAAGCAATAGCCTCTAACTTCGTATTCCACTTACCTTCTTTGAACCGTCTATCATTAGCCTCACCTAACTTAAATTTCTCCAATAGGAGAAGTGCGTTATCAGCCTGTTTAGATGACACATGACCTGCTTCATAGAACTCTCCAATAGCGTAGATGTTCTCTTTCTCATCACTAGCGTAGAGAATGAATGCAGCTGGACTACCAGTACCAAAGTCGTGGCTTGCCCAGTAACGCCACCAAGGCTGTAACTCAACGGCATCAACAACGTGCCAAGGGTCACCATCAGGACCATACTCTTTGAAGTCACCAAAGAAGCGTCCACCAACACCTACTTCATGCTGACACTCTCTAAGAAATGCAATGATTCCAAAGTCATCAATCTCACGTTGACAGACTTCAATAGACTTATGCTCCCAGTTCGCTGTACCACTAGTAATCTTATATCCAGTACGACCATCTTCCTTCTCAACAGGTTGATATTCTAGGTTCTCAATCGCTGGAACAATTGGTGATTGGATTCTGTTCTGTAACATATCTAACTCACCACTTAGAACACGACTCATAACTGAGTTAGCATGAATCCTGTTCTGTACAAAGACAATCGCACAATCAGTACTCTTCGCAGGGAGAATAGTCTGAGTGATAGTCTGCACCTTCTTCTCAACTCTATTGACAGAGTCATCCAACTCATCAATATCGTCGAGGATAATCATGTCAGGACGAAGGTTATCAAGCTTGACACCACGTGCGCCGGTATCAAGTCCAAAGGCTAGGATATTGAATCCATTAGCAGTACGCAGTTTCTCAGCATTCCAACCCTTGGAATAACCGTACTTATTGATGGCTCGCTGAATACCACACTTCTCCATCGTGTTAGCAATATCAGCGACGTGACGGTTAGCAGCATCCTGTGTTGAACACACGTACAACAAGAATCGTCTAGTAGCCTTGACTGCAATACGACTGGAGATAAGTTCCATCGTAGTAGACTTACCACCACCACGAAACCAACACTCAATAAGGGCAGGTGGAGGATTCTTAGCCTCAATAGCCTCAGCCCATTCCCACGCACGTATATGGTGTTTAGCAAGTGGTGCAGATGCAGCATGAGGAGCATAACGCTTTAACCATCTCTGGTAATCCATCTCCTGTCCATCAATAGGACTTGCTACTGAACCAAACTCACTACCATCTATCTGTACATCAAATCGTTCTTGCATCGCTTGTAGCAATGCGACAGTCAAAGGCTTATTCGGACGAATGAACTTCTTCAGTGCCTTCGGCGTTATCCTCGTATTCACCTGACTCTTCTGTGCCATCAACTACCTCAGCATCAATAATCATGTCATCAATAGTTTCTTGATAGACAGCAAGCAACTTACCTACACCAGCCTTGATACCCTGTAACTCCTCTGCGTTGGTGACGTTATCTTGGATGATTTTAACCATCTGCATTACAAGGCTAAATGCTTGGTCTACCTCAAGAGTATATGCTTTTTGATGCAACAATCGTTGCTCAGTCTCAACAATAGACGTACGTTTTTCGATGAGTTCAATAACATCTTTAGCAGCTGCAAACTCACTCATCACGTTTTCGAGTGCTTTACCTAACTCATCAAACGTATCCCAAAAGTCATCTGCGTAACGCTTCTCACAACACGTACGATACATCTCTTGTATCTTCTTGTATTGCTCAATGCTTACACCTTCAGATGCAGCCTCAGCACGATTATCAAGAAGTGCAGTGATATACGCAGCATCATCACGCAGAGACCACAAGCCAGGGTCTTCTCTAAGTTCATCAATTCGACCAAGTAACTTAGAACCTACATTCCTAAAACGACCAGAGTTAATCTTACTTTTTAGTCCAGTCGTAAAGTTCATAGTGTCGGTGGTAGCGACTGCTGGTACGCCCCCGTGCCGAAGGCAAAAGAGTTGCCCCTTAATAGCGAAGTTCTTACACTTGTAGGTGACATACCCTTTACTAACTTCAGCGTCACATAGTTTGACTAAGCCTCCGTTACGTGTCTTGTAACGAATGCCGTCTTTCTCTGTTACAGGGTCTTCCGCATCCTTCTTAGCACCAAACCCTTTGTAGTACCTAAACGAACGCTTCAATGTTTTTACTTAGTACCTTTGACAGTGTATACTTTTACTATGTCACATATATCAGTACCAGACCATTATCGCAAAGGCGCAATCCAACCAGTTGAGGCTATTAGTGACTGGGGACTAGGATTTGCCCTTGG